CATGGCGGGCCAGGGCGGTGGGCGCCATCTTCGAAAACTGGGCAGAGGGAGAGTTTGATTTTAGCCTACCCGGAGCCTATGGCCTGGACTTCGGGTATTTTCCAGACCCGACAGCCCTGGTACAGATAGCAATAGACAACAAGCTAAAGCGCATCTACCTCCGGGAATTGCTATACAGCGACAAGCTGTCAACTGAACAGATCATTTCCGCCGTATCTTCCCGCCTGGACAACCCCCGTGCCCTGGTCGTGGCCGACAGCGCAGAGAAGCGGACAATTGCTGACATGGCGAAGGCCAGGATTAATGTCGTGCCAGCGGTGAAAGGCCCTGACAGCGTCCGGGCAGGGCTGGTTAAGATGCAGGGGTATGAGTTGGTTGTCACGCCGGAAAGCGCTAACTTGAAAAAGGAGCTTAACAACTATATTTGGAATGACAAGAAAAGCACTACCCCGGTCGATGACTATAACCACCTGATCGACGCGGCCCGTTACGCATTCATGCGGCTGACTAGCCCAACCGGCCTGCCCAGGATGCTCTAATCCGGTACACCCTCCACATAGTCCTCCTGGCATCCGGCGACATAGGCCGTATTGACTGTAAGCGCAAATATGCCCTTGTGCCGGTCATCCTCTCCTATGGCCGCACTGGAAAACTCGAACCTGTCTACTGGCGTCGCATCCCCGTCCATATTGCTTACCTGTATATTTTCGTGGTTTCCAGCATTAGCCAGCACCGTGAAGGCATAATCCGGAACCGGCCAGCATTCCAGTACCAGCGTTTCGGCAGATGTTGCCGACCGCATCACCAGGTTGCCGTTTGCGTTCACTATGAAATTGTTTTCTACGCTCGCCACAGGGGCGGCCCGCCAGAACTTGCCATAGAACCGCTGCCGGTATTCATCGCCACCTTGGCTTTGATAGACAATCTTTTGCGTTTTCCGGTCATTGTCGCCCCACCATTCCAGGAAGGCCAGTTCTTCCCCATAGGAGCCGCTAACGCTGCCTGGCGTCAGGGTGTTGGCGAAACAAGCGCCGGTACTGAATACCACGAATGTGTACTCTCGCTGAAGCGTAACGCGGCCGCCATTCTCCGCTTCATAATCCCGCTTAAGGATTATGTCGTAATTGTAGGTGGTGAACGGCGGGGAAGACGGCCCCACTACCTGAAATTCAGGCCCGTAGCTGGCCTGGAATACATCTTCCAGGTACACTTCCACATAGTCCGCCCCGGTGGCCACGAAGTTGAAAACGAACTCCCCGTTTTGTTCGCACGATTCTAGCATCAGGTCGAAATTTCCGGTAAGCGAGGAAAACAATGTGGAGCAACACAGGGCATGGCTCCAGTACACATCGGCATTAGCCAGCACGATCCTTGCGCGGTATATGCCATCCGGCACAGGCGTGGAGAGCGCCCCACCAAAATAGGTATGAAACTGGCCATCATCGTGGTCGAAGTCATACCAGCCACCTATTGCCTGGGCATAGGTGGCCCCGTCCGATACGCGCACCAGGCTCCAGGACGCCACATTGCTCCGCTCTGCCGTTTCGAACTGGATCGGCGGCAGGGCGTCGGCCGGGCTGTACAGGTGGCCCTGTAGGCTGGCTTCTGTGTTATTGTCGTAGATGGCCACCAAGTGGTAAGGGTTGATAGGGATTCCTTTCATACATCTTCGTATTTCAGGCTAAGGGTTAGGGAACAGGAAAAACCCTCGAAGGACGCCCTGGCTACCTTCCCATTGCCTAATTCTGTAATTACGTATTCGTCAGGGTTGAAAGAATTATGAAAGGTGTCCCGGCTGAGGATTATGGTGAAATCCGGCTGCACTATCCTTTCCTTGCTACTCTCGAAGGTTACAATATCGCCGTTCATGCGCCCGTCCGGCAACAACCTACCCCAGATGTGGTAAGCCTCCAGAAGGTTGCCAATTGCCATATGCCCGTTGATGGCCATCGTAAAGGTGTCCTGGCTGAACTCTGAAAGTATGTAATAATCCCCGCCGGATTCCACTGTTGCGACATAGGAAAACCCATCGTCGCTGGCCAGTTCCGGGTTGGCGCTGATGTGGGCTATGTCGTTGTTCACCCGTTCCATTGGGCGGGGTTGTTCGCTTCCGGCATCTTCCGGTACGCAGTCCAGGTACTCCACCGGCCGGCCGGCAAATGCCGGTGAAACAGCCTCCATGAACTGCCATCGTTCCAGGCGGAACAGCCCGGCGTTGTCGTAAGAATACGCAAGCGCCACGCGGACGAGGCTACGGTAAGGCTCTGCCGACAAGTCCAGCCCTGGGCCGGCAGACCAATAGGAAACATGCTCCAGGCGTAGGTCGCCGGAAATGATACGCGGCTCTATGTTGAGCATCGTTTTCAGCAGTGTGAGTATTGCCCTGTAGTTCGTCCTTCCGGACGTAGCCGGCGTGATAGCGCCGGGCAGCCGCACGTCTGATTTCTGAAAGACCATGAGGCTGGACAGGTTGGCCGCAGCCGCATCATAAGCCGTATTGCTCGGGTTGGTTGCATCGCCATTGATACTCAAGAAGTCGGACACAATGCCAGCCCCTTCGCATGGAATGAAATCCTCAAGCACTTCGGATAGCAGCACTCCATTCGGGTACTCTTCCACGGCGGCATTGGCTAATATGTAGGTTTCTTCGTACCTGGTAGCCGTATTTTCGTATGTTTCCCGTACGAGGGCCGGCTGCCTTGCCCATACTGCATCCGAAGTAGTTCCGCAATTATCAGCCACAAGAAGCCATCCGCCGCCGGGCGGCTCAACCGGAACTCCGCCAGAGCAGGGCCAGGTAACTTCCTCCCTGACCCATGTAGCGGCAGACAGTATATTGGTTGGAGGGGGCGTGAACCCGTCCTCTTCGATTACCCAGCTAAGGAGCGCCCAGGAGTTTGTAGGCGCAGTCAGGCATCCATCCGGCGGCCCGGCGGCCAGCAATACAAGAATGTCGTCCCCAAGTGGGGCGGTGCATTCCAGTTCCGCCGTCGTTCCAAGCAGAGTGAAGGCGGAATGCCTGGTAGTTCCGGAAAAAATATTGAACTCTGCTTCCCAGTTCTCCACCAGGCAGGTGTATCCGTCAAGCGGCTCTACACGGGCGGTTGCTATGCAGTCTATCAGGTTGTATGTTACGCCGGCCCGCGGCTTAATCATCCCCCTATATACTTCCGTGCCGTTCAGCCGGATAATGAAATCACGCCCGACGCACTTAAGCGCCCGCAAATCCTGCATAAGGGTGTAGTCCGCGCCGGTGAATACCATGTCCTCAAGTACAGATGTCCGGTAGTACCCGAACTCCTCATCAGGCTCACAGACAAAAGTCAGTGTTTCCAGCGCCGGGAACACTTCAACTTCAACTCCGTAGTCGATGTGGAAACTATATCCGTTGTATTGCCTCATTCCCTGGATTTTCTAAGGGTTATGCGCTTCTTGCGTTGCCACGGCTCGCAGAACTGGCCGGAACGGTATGCGGCAACCATATAGGCCCCGGCCTGCTTCGCCGTTTCGCTCAGGGCTATGCTGTCCCTATTCTCGTATCCGCAATACAATTCGAGGTTCTTGATATACAGGTGTTCGACAACCGGAGCCATCTGCCCGTGTATGCGCTCGCCTTGCGGAAGAGAACTTACCAGGCGGTAATAGGTAAGGCCCCGGCTGCCGTAACACCCGAAAAACAACATAATGGATAAGAGGAAAACGGCTAATTTCATTCCATTTTTTCTTTCAAATATAAGCATTTTCTTAACCCTTTGCTTTTCAGGCCAGAAAAACCGTATATTTGAAAGAAAAACAATGGCAATATCCAAATTGATAGAAGTTATCGAGGGCCAAAAAACCTGGACAGGATACCAACGAAGCCTGGATATTGCCCGCGACGCAAAAGAGGTATTCGCAGAGGATAGCGAAGGGCAGCGCCGCGTGATCGAAGGTATCCGCGCATCCGAAAGCAAAGATGCCCTTGCCATGCGCCTTCGGGTGTCCAACCCTGTGACCGGCGCCGCCCTGTCCGGCCCGCTTTCCTACCAGGCTAAGATCGCCCGCGCCCCTGACCGGCACGAGCGCTTTTCCTACCCGCCGGATGCCGGGCTGGCCACCAGGGCAGAGGCCGCCTTTGAACGCTTCTTTGATGGCGACACTCTGTACGGCTACCTGTTCACACAATCATGCATCGCGAACAATTTCGACCCCGGCCGGTGGCTGGTGTTCGAGGTGGCCGAAACAGAAGCCGGAACGCTTCGCCCATACCCGGTAGAAGTCGGCAGCGAAGAGGCCATCTGGGTGGAATACGACCGCTTTGGCGAATTGGAATACCTCATTTTTGTGCGCATGGAAACGGCTATGCCCGCTCCAGGGAGGGACGTGGAGTACAGGCACTGGTGGGTATATGGCCGGGAAACAGCAGCGGAGGGCATAGAGGTTAAGCAAGGCGTCGAAGTTCCAGGCGGCTGGCATGTGGAAAGCATAATGGAAGGAACCACCAGGCTGTCTTTTGCGTGGATGGAATACGAGATCAACCTGCCATTTGTGCCCGCTGTCCAGCTTGGCGCGTACCGGGATAATATCAAGCACGAATGTAATGCCCTGTTCTATCAGGCAGCCGTCCCGATGCTTCGGGACATGATGCACAAGGGGACGACCCTGCACGGAATGGAGATAGCGCAAGGGTTTCCCAAGCGTTTCTCTTACGTGAAGGCCTGCACCGGGCAGAATGAACAGGGCATGGTTTGTACTGGAGGGTATTATGGCGGCATCCATGAAAAAGACATGATGTGTAAGTCCTGCCACGGGGCCGGAAGGGTGAAGCAGGCCAGCGAGCTGGAGGAAGTTGAGTTGCTATGGCCGGAAGGTATGGAAACGGATGCCATTATCGACCTCACCCGGCTGGTCTATGACCACCGGCCGCCAATAGACACGCTCAACTACTTCAACGACAAGCTCAACGCCTATTTCCGGCTCATCGGCGCCCTGATCTTCAACCAGGACTTAACAGAAGGGGTGAGCATGAAGACCGCCACCGAGATCAATGCCGCAGAGCAGTCCATAACGAACCACCTGCGGTTAATGGCTGAAAAGATAGAGAACGCCTGGGAGTTCGCCCACCTGTGCTATATCGCATATTCCGGCGGAAACCCGGACAATTGCGATGTTTCGCTTTCTCACCCGGAAGATATGCAGGTATCCCCCCTGTCCGCCGTCCTTGCCGACCTTTCCCTGGCCAGGCAGGCCGGGGCATCCATAGGGGCTATTGACGCCCTGGAAAAGAGGATACTGCACAGGCTGTATAAGAATGAGGCCGTGAGGGTATCTGACGCGGTGGCGTTCAGCCAACACCTTCCCTGGCGCGACAAAAGCCCGGCAGAAGCTGCGGCCATATCTCAGTCCCGGCAGTGGGATGACCCGGATAGGATAGTGTACGAAAACTTTTCCAGGATACAGGCCGAAGTGTCTGCCGCACTGAACGGCCTGCCCTTCTCGAAACTGAACTGGCAGGCGCAAAAGGAGCGCATTGCCAGGGCGGTAGAGTTAATCGTATCGCAGGCCAAGCCGGTAGAGGCCCCAGAGCCTGCCGGAATCGAAGAGTTCAATTTTGAGCCGGGCGATCCTGGCGAAAACGGCATGAACTAATGGAAGAACTGATAAAACAGCTACTTGCCAGGACGGAAAGGCGGATCGCCTTTGCAGGCCGGTCTTCGGAGTGGCTGGCCACGGCTTTCCGCGCCCTGCAATCCAATCTGTTTTCCTGGTTCATTTCGCGATACATCGACGATATTTTTGCGGATGGCCGAAGGCTCCGGCTTACCACCCGCAGCGCAACCAATGCCGCCCGCGTTGGCGCCATCTTCCAGATAGAATACCAGGCCCAGGCCGGCGGCATCCTCCGGGGCATTGCCGAAAGGATGATAAGGCAGCAGGATTACAGCCGGGAATATTTCTCCCTTCTTGGCCTTCCTGAGCCGGAAGCCCGCAGCGCCCTGGCAATCGTAATGCGCACTTACGGCTTTGACGTTGCAGCCGGGCGCATTATTCCGGGCGGATACCTGCACGGCGTACTGAACAGCCCGGCGCTGGCCCAGTTCGTTGGCCAGCAGATACGGGAGGGCATGGCGGCCGGCATGGGAAAAAGGGAGTTCATCGCAAAGTTCCGGGGGGCGTTCGTCAACCCAGGCGGCACTGGAATGCTGGAAAGGCACTTCAACCGCTTCTCCCACGACCTTTTCCAGCAATTCGACAGGCTCAATAATATCATCCTTGCAGAAGCTGCCGGAACAAACCATTTCGTTTATGCCGGCACAGCTGTGGAGGATTCCAGGGCCTTCTGCCTGCGGCGGCTTAACCGGATATACACCACAATGGAGGCTGTGACATGGGATGAAATGGACTGGAAAGGGAAAATCCCAAACGTGCCGGTATTGCAACAGCTTGGCGGGTATGGATGCCAGCAAGTTGAAATGTTCATCACCGCAGAAATGGCAACGATATTGGAACAACAATACGGGCCAATTAACGGATACAATGCCCTACCTGCAAAAAAGGCCACAGTATGACGCCTGAAGAATACACAGAAAGGCAAGGGGCATTGCTCCGCGAGATGGCTGCCAACAGGGCGCGGGAGGCGCTGGCGATCACCCTCGACCTGTATGCACAGATAAGGCTAAGGATCAACACGCGGGGCGAAGACTATACGGGCCAGCGGTTTTCACCGTATTCTCCGTCATGGGCAGCCAACAGGAAGAAAAGGGGCAGGCAGGTGGCTTTCGTGGACTTCAACTTCACAGGCCGCCTTCAGGCCAGTATCCGCCCGGCAGTGGAGCGAGTTACGCCGGTTAGCGCAACTATCCTCCTTACGGCTTCCGGGCAGGACAACCAGGACAAACTAAGGGCTGCCCTGGTTACGCCAAAGGGCAGCCCTCGCGGCAATATCCTGCTCCCTAGCGCCGATGAAATTAACCGCGCCTCGCTGGCCAACCAGCAGCGGGCGCAAAAATACATACTATGACCAACCTTTTCGCAAAGGCGATAACTCCACGAATAGAGGCCCTGGCGTTCATTGAGCGTTGGGGCGGGGCCGTAATGCCCATTGAGGCCCGCAGCAGCTACACCACCCCGGAAGGAAAGGAAGTTACGGTAATGCAATCCTATCCCATTTCCTGCACTCATGATGAGGGTATCTGCGATGACGACGGGTACGCACAGGGGTATTATACCAAGATGCTGCCCAATGACTCATATCTCAGCGTGGCCTACCTGGAAAGCCTCGGGCCGGTTGAGTATTCCAGCCCTGAGCAGTACAGCATGGCGGTACAGGGCCGCGCCAGGTTCGTTGCGTGGCTGAATATGCAGCGCCTCGGGGCGCTATACTGCGGTGCGGCGGAAGCCTTCGCCCTTCACGCCTCCAAAGCCCTGGACAGGCGGGCGGTGATGGAGGTTGCCGAAGATGTGTACCAATACCCGGCCTCAGTGCGGGCGAAAGTGACGGCGCTGCATTTCTCCCCACAGGAGGTTTTCGGGCGCTACACTTACGCGGTAGAGCCGCGCCTTTTCATCCACCCATATTCCTTTTTCGGCATAGACCTGGCCTTCAGTGCCGTTATTCCGCTGGCTTGCCTGTGCCTGCCGGAAATAGAGGCGGTAGAATGTATAGAAACATGGTGATGGCAGAAACATGGTGATGGCAGAAGTAATAGAAATATCCGCCGTTTCCGGCCTGCTGTGCTGGTTGTTTTCCAGCCACCTTACCCATCCCGGCGAGGTATTCGGCTGGTGGCCGGGCATAGTACAGCGCCTTACTTCCTGGGAGCCTGCCAACCGCCTGCTGTACGGATGCGGCAAGTGCATGGCCGGGTTTTATGCCCTGTGGGCGGCGCTGGTCGCCGGGCATACGGCCGGGGCGTTCCTGGCCTCTGCCGGGGCTATGCTCGTAGTAATATTGTTAGACAGATACGCATGAGTGAAAAAAAGAAAGCCTCAGAGATATTGGCGTACTTGCGCCAGGCTGGGCCGACGGAAGCCTGTGAGGCGGCCTTTGAGTTCCTTCGAGAAACGCATCGCGACATGGACGGCCGCTTCCGGATCATCAACCCGGCCACCGGGGCGGCGCTGAAGTCTTTCACGGCTTGCGGGCGGCGTTACCAGGTACTTTCCCCGGCTGAGGGGGTGGGCCTGCGGCGCTTCGCAGCCCTGCGCACGGCCATCAGCCAGGTGGGGTTTGAGGCCAGCCTGATGGATCAATTTGCGCAGCTCAAGCGGGTGGAGGCTGCTTTCAATAAGGGGAGCTATATGGAGGCGGCGGCTGGCATACACGACATGATGCAGGCAATAGGGCGGGCCGGGCATTCCTTCCCGGCTGCCATAGAGGCCGCCTCTATGTTCATCCTCAGGGAGGGCGAGGATGTTTCCCGGATGCCGACAGAGGCGGAAACAGAAGCGAAAATAGAGGATTGGGCTGCGGAGGGCCTACATGAACAAGATTTTTTTTTCTTATGCTTAAGTTTTGCGCAGGAATGGAACGAAGAGTTAGCCGGTTTTTCCCTCCTGCTTCAGGGCCGGGCGTGAAATACCGATTCGGATTCGTACAGGAATATGAGGGGAAAATGGCGCTCATTGCCGACGTGGTGGAAAAGGAGCTAATGGAGGCAGCCGTTTTTGTGCAGGCGCAACTCCGCCTTTCTTCAGTTTCCGCCGTGATGGGCATGAACATATTTGAATTTTGCCGCCTGTTCTCTGAGGCCCGCAAGGCTCAGGCCAGGGAGGCGGAGGCGCTGAAAAAACAACAAAAGAAATGGCAGACGTAACATTCAGGGCAGAGTTCGACGATAGCGCCGTACAAGCGGGCATAGAGAGGAATATATCCAGCGTGGAGAAACTTCAGGGCGAGTTCGACGCGCTTGGCAACAAGGCATCGAAATCTATGGGCGAAGCGGCGGCCGCAACTAAAGTGGCAACCGGCACGGCCGGAAAATTAGAGGCTGGACAAAAAAAGGCGGCTGTAGCTACCGGAATATTGACCGTTGCGACGCGGGTATTAGGAACAGCATTGAAAGCGATTGGCATCGGCCTGCTTATTTCTGCCGGGGCGGCGCTTGTGGCCGCATTCACGAAGGCCAAGCCCGTGACGGACGCCCTATCTGACGCTTTTTCCGCCATGAGCAATATTGTCTCTACCCTGATTGAACGGGCCGTCATGTTCGGGCGCGGGATAGCACAGATATTTTCCGGGAACATCAAGGAAGGGATTAACAGCATCAGCGCCAGCGTTGACGGCCTTGGCGCGAGCCTTGTTTCCGCCGCAAAGGCAGGAATTGAAACCAGCCGGGCGCTTCGTTCCATCGCAGAGCAGGAGGAAGACCTGGCCCTGGATATAGCGCAGCAATCCGAGCGCCTGGCCCGCCTGAAGGCGCTAAGGGATGATGACACGAAGAGCATCCGGGAACGGCAGGCCGCCGCCCGCGCCGCAGGAGAAACAGAAAGGGAGTTTCAGGTAAGGAATATCCAGCTACTTCAGGAGCGCCTGAAGGTTGCCAACCAGCAGGCAGATGTTACCAGGCAGCAGCGCATGGACGCAGAAGGCAACATCCGACTAACAAAAGAGCAGCAGGATATACTCATCGAGCTTGGCCAGGCTCAGGGGAAACTTGCCGAATACGACCTGGATGCCGCCAAAGCTCAGGCAGCTCTGAGAAAAGAAGCGGCCGACGCGGCCAAAGCCCGGCGGAAAGAGCTTGCCGAACTGCAAAAGCAGGCCGACGCATTCCTGTTGCAGTTGGAAAAGCTCAGGGCCAGCCAGCTAACCGGAATAGAGCAGGTACGGGCTGAACGAGCCTTAGCACTGAAAGCATTGGATGAACAAGAGGCGGCGCTAAGGAAGGCGTTTGAGGAGCGAGGCAAGGCTTTCACTCTGGAGGCCGAATTTGAACAGGCCAGGGCCCTGGTTGCCGAAAGAGCATCCTCCCAGATACGCGGCATCCTGCTGGAAGAGGCCCGCGAACGGGAGCGCATACAGGAGCGCAGCAGGCAGGCAGAGGGCAAGGCCCTGGATGAACAGCGAAAGGAGCGGCTGAAAGAGATTTCCCTGAATGAGCAGATAGCTCAGGCCAGGGTTGACTTGATCGAGCGGGCCGGCGAAACAGAACAGGAGTTCGCCATACAGATAGCCCGCAGGAAACTTGCAATAGAAATCCAGGCCGCCCGGCAGCGCCTTGAAGTGGTGGCCGGGCAGTACGGGGAGAATAGCCCAGAGGTGTTGCTGGCCAGGGAGCAGATACGCCTGCTAGAAAGGGAATACGAGAAGGCCGGAGAGGTTAACGTTTCAGGTTTCGACGCGCTTAAGCAGAAGATTCTTTCCGCGCTGGGTATTACCGAGGCCGAAGCAGCCCAGGCCCTCCAGCTTGCCGGACAGGCCATCAACGCCGTAACCGGCCTGATAGATGCCGGGATTGATGCGCAACTTGAGCAGCAGAATAAGCTGATTGACGCGATCCGAAGCCGGATACAGGAAACCGAGGGCCTGCTGAGGGAAGAACAGCGCCGGGCGGAGCAGGGTTACGCCAACGATGCGGCCCTCTTCGAGGAAAGCCTGAAAAAGCAACAGGCGGCCCTTGCCGCCGCTGAAGAGGAAAAGGCGCGGCTACAGGAACAGGCCACCAAGCGCGAACTGAAACAAAACCAGATACAGGCAGCCAGCGAATACGCCTTGCTGGTGATCCGGCTGATAAGCTCCCAGGCTACAAAGGGGATAATCGGCATCGGCATCGCCCTGGGCGGCCTTGCCCTGGTGGCCAGGATAATAGCCCAGCAGAAGGCCGCTGCCGCAAAGCTTGTCTCCCTGCGGGAAGGTACGGAGTTTGTGGAAGGGCCCGGCACTGGTACCAGCGACAGCATCCCGGCATGGCTATCCAGGGGTGAGCGGGTGACGTCGGCGGAAGACAATATGGAGATGGGCGGCCGTGCGCTTTCCAACTCTGAAATGGTGAGGCTCGTAAAGCTTGGCAGGCTGGTAGATTCGGGGAGTTTTGCGCCGGCCAATGCGGAGGCCCGGCGCGATACTGAGCAGATCGGGGAAATGCGGGTAATGGTAGATATGAAAATAGCGGAGAAAGCCTACCGGGAAGCCGCCAACGAGGCGGCGGAAAGGATAGTGGCCAGCGTAGAGGCCCGGCCGGTTGTCATCCCGGCCGGAGACGTTACGATAGTGGAGAGGAAAAAAGGCGGGGTCAAGTCCAGGGATATTATCCGGAGGAAATGAATGGAAATCAACGAATTTAAGCAAAAACTTTATTTTTAATAAAAAAACGCTTAATTTGCGTGAAATTACCGGTATATGACGTATGCAGAGAAATTAGCAGCCGCATTCGCACAGGCCCAAAAGCAGCCTGGAGCAATAGTGTACGCATATAAGCCGGCCGGCCCGTCAGGCAAGGCCAGGCACGGAGCCAGGGACCCGTTCGGGATTGACCAGGACGGAGACCCTAAGATTGTAATAGCCTCCGGCCGTATCGCCGCCCGCCTGGCTGCAATGGGGTATCTAAGGGCATCAGTGCCGCAGGCCAAGCCGGCAGAAGTGAAGGGCGCGCAGGGTGAAGAGGAAAGCCCGGCCAAGCGAGCCAGGAAAAAGAAAGATGATGAGCAGCAAGAAGAAATTTAAGGCCGGAGAGGTATATGAGGCGCTTTCAGACGGCCGCGTGGTTGGCTCATTCGCGGCGGCTCAGGCGGAACAGATGGCTGAAAGCCCTATTTACCGCAACCTCGAATGGCGGCATATCGAGAGCAAGACTATTGCCGAAGTACCGAAAGGGGTACGCAAGGCAAAAGAAGATAAGGCCATCCAAAAGGCCATAAAAGATGAAGGAGATATTGAGCCTAGCCCGGCTGACGGGCAAAACCAGTGACGAACTGGAGGCCCTGCTTTTTGAGCAGGGGGAACTTAAGAAAGAATGGGATTCCGAGTTTTCAAACCTTGTCCTTGATAATTTCAAGGAAAAGGAGAGAAGGGCGAAGGATGACCACTACAGGCGGGGGCAGAAAGAAAAGGCCGAAGTGATAGAGGCGGCTATTAAGCCTGTTTTTTCCCATTTCGGCATTGACTCTACCCGCATCGAAGAGGGCCTGGCGCAACTGGCCGAAAAGGTTGCAGCAGAGCCGCCGCCGGGCGGCTCTGAAGGCTTGACACCGGACGCATTGCGCAACCACCCTAATTTTGCCGCCGCCGCTGCGGCCGAACTGGCATCCATTAAGAAAAAAATGGACGCCCTGAAGGCTGAAGCCGAAGAGGCGAAGGCTGAAAAAGAAAAGTACATTTCCAGGCAGGAAGAAGAGCGCCACGCCGCCGCCATAAAGGCGAAGGCCAGGGCGGCCCTGAAGGAGCTTGGGGCTGTTTTCGGTACTGACGAGGAAAAGAGTATTGACGCTTTCCTGGCCATCTACCCCGCTTCCCGTTTCAAGGATGGAGACGAACCCATCCCACTTAGCCCGGAAGGCCAGCCCATTACAGACAAGTATGGAGACCCGGTTAAGTTTCAGGATTTTCTGAAAGAAAACTGGTTCATCGGCTTCTCTTCCGACAATACAAAGACCCCTTCCCCGCCTCCTAAAGGCCAGCCAGGGCCGGCGAAAAAATACTTCGCCTCCGAGGAAGATTACAATACAGCAAGAGACAAGGCCTCCGAAGTTGGAGACTGGAACAAGGTAAAAGAGCTTAACAAGCAGTACCTCGAACAGGTCAACAACGGAGGTTTCAAGTAACATTTTTTAATAGTTAGGATTTCAGGAGTTTAATGCCCGGTTGCGCATGGCGCGGCCGGGCATTTTTTATTTGTAAAACCGCGTAAAAATTAAATACGATGGCAGCAGTACAAGACTTAACGGCCAGCGCGCTAAACAGGATACAGGCCAAGCTGGCCGACGTGTTCCTGGCCGGCGCGACGCCAGACCTCGACCACGACCCCAACCTGAACCGGGTGTCCACCTTTGCGGCCCTGGCAGAGAATACCGGGGCGAGAATGAACCCGATCACGCAGGGCGGCACATGCGTAGGGATGGACGTGTACCACATCGACGGCGCCTTTACTCCGGATGACACGGAACTGACGGACTTTGCCGGCGAAGATTGCGACCTTACGGCGGCGAACTACCCGGAAAGCGTGGAGACCTCTTATGACCACAACCTGTTTGCTCAGGAGACCATCGCAATCAGCGATGCTGACTGCGATAACCTGTTCAACAACCCGAGCATGGACGGGGCGGGCCGGATAGCGGAAATCCAGGCTATCAAGCTTGGTAATGCTATCATGAGCCTTCGCACGAAACTGAACGCGGCCGGCATCGCCTTCCTGGCGGCCAACGCCACTGGCGTGAACCGGGATTTGAGTTTACCGTCTTACATCACCTTCGATGGCGTTACCGACGAATTTCAGGTCGACCTGGAGGGGTTTTTCCAGCGCCCGGAATCCTTCACCGACATTGACGCGATAATCTACAATAACGACATTCCCCGGTATTTCGTGATCTCCGGCCGCCGCAACTTCTGGAATGGCATCAACGACGCGCGGTTCTGGCAGTTGAATGACAACCAGAGGAGCCTTCGCCGGTGGAATGCGCAGATGGCCAATGGGCCGATATTTTTCGACATTAACGCCCTTGACGCCACCCTCACCGGGGCCAATACCTTCGCCATCTACCCCGGCGCTTATGCGCTGTGGAACGTGGGCCTGTATTCGAACACCCCGCGAGTGGTTGACCCGGCCCGTAACCTGTTTGCATCCACGATTCCGGACCCATCCGGGCTGATGATCAACGAGAACGGGATGCTCCGCCCGGTGCTGTACAACCTGAAGTATCAGTACACATGCACCGGAACCGACTCTCTGGGCCGCAACATCTTCGAGCATGTTTGGCAGATACAGTTTCTTGGCGGCCTTGCCGCTGCTCCGGCAGCCAGCGACGCCCATACCGGCATCCTGCATTTTACAGACCAGTTCGGGATTTAACTAATGTTTGATTTTTAAAACAGAAACTAAGATGAAACTTAAGATATTATTAATCTTCGCTTTTGTTTCCGCCTTTGCGGCCCTGGCTTTTTTCGCGCCGGGCCCGGCAGAGGAAGACGTGGCGTCTAAGGTGTACCGGCGCTCTTGGACGGGCGACACCATAACCAATGCGGCCAATGATACCCTGAGCCTTCCGGTGACACTATCCAGCCTGTGGACGTACAACTATGTGCTGAATGCAACACAGGCAAGCGGAACCACCTCTATAATCTGCATCGTGCAAGAGAACAATGCCACGAGCGGCTCTATCTGGTACGAATCAGCCCGCGACACGCTAACCGGGGCTGGTACTATCCGGGTGAACAGCACGGATATAGGGACATATGTCCTGGGTAGCAGGCAGCGGGTGATCCTGGACGGCTCCGGAACGCAGGTAAGCCCATATTCTGTTACAGCCACCTTCAAGATGGCGAACTGATGCCGCTGGCCTGCCTGGAAAATATTATCGGCCTGTCCGAAGAGGAATGCGGATGCCTGGACACAGCCCCGGAAGGGTTCAATACGTCCGTTTCCGGCTACTACATCAACGACCCGGAATATGGCTACCCGGTACTGGCCAGCGCCCTGGCAAACGCCAACTGCATTGAGGGCAGCGTTTGGGATGTGCTGGACAAGGCCAGGGCCAGGGCATTGCTCGACATAGAACAGGACTTACTGGCCACCCTTCGAAAAGAACGCCGGGCAGGCTTGTATTCCTGGTCAGGCACGATGGGCGAAACGAAGTCGAATAGGGCGGCTGGTTCAATAAGCCAGCAGTACGCCGGGCTGATACTGAGGCCCAAGCACCGAGCTATTGATATTTCCTATGTCATCACGGCGCTTTGGGCCGGCTTTGCTCACACGGGTACGGTAGATGTGGAAATAGGGAGCAATACCATAGGCTATGCGCCTGTGCCTGTAACGCTTGCTACTTCTGCCGGCAAGTTCGTAAGGACGGAACTGGAAACGCCTGTATCTCTTCCTCTATACGACAGCGCACAGGCGGGGCTGGCCTACACCATTTCATACGAAACGGCAGGCATCACGCCCCGCCTGAACCGCGCCCATTGCAATTGCGGAGGCCGGCCCGGATGGGTGAACCATTTCAATGTGCATGGGTGGCGGAGCAACACGGCCATCGCGGACGTGGATACCAGCTACATCCCGAAGCTATGCCTCCAGGATTGGCAGGGCCTTGCTGTAGAAGGGTATTTTGCCTGCGAAAACCTGGCTTTCCTGTGCAGGCTTTCCGAGCTTGGCGGGGCCGATATGTTCAGCCTGCTGGGCCGGGCGGCGCAATACAAGGCCGCCATCCGGCTGATGATGGCCGACCGGCATAGCCCGAAGGTGAATCAGTTCACCCTGCTGAACGCGGAAGAAAGGGCGGCCCGGATAACCCAATATCAGGAAGGTTATTTTAACATCATGCTGTTTATCGCCCATTGGATGCCTGCCGGGGCAACATCCTGCTGGGATTGCCTCAAGGCTGCGCCAAAAGTGGCTTTAGCAGTAGCTTAAAAAAAACGAGAAAATGAGCAATATATCCTATCCATGCCCCCTTGATTGCGACACCTCGCTGTTACTTCCGGCGCTTCCGGCTGACCCGTACTGCCAGATAGTTCCGGATTACAGCCAGGTAGGGCAGGTGATCATCGCGCCCTGCGAATCGGACGACCCGTTCACGCTGGATACCGGCGCGGCGATCATCCGCACGGCCATCGACAACGACAACACCGACAATACCGCGCCACGCCTCTTGGTTGGCCAGGGTGGCGTCGATGAACACGAGCCTATCATTTACGATGGGGCTTTCAGGAAGCAGATCGTATCCAGGCGGAGCTTCACCCTCAATTTTCAGGTTGTTGTGAAAGACCAGCTTGTCTACGATTTTCTCCGGGCCATGCAGTGCGCCCCCCGCTTCCGCTTCTGGTATATCGACGTGGCCGACTGGCTATATGGCATCGTTGCCGCCGCCGGGGCCTTGGGCGGGCTTATCCCGTCTCAGGTTAACGTCCAGATGCCGAAGGGGGCTGGGCGAGACGACCTGCAATCGGCTACGCTTATAATTACCTGGGAAGATAAGACCGACCCGGCCAGGTATGCCTCGCCGCTTCCGGTAGGGGATGCCTGTGGCACATTGGCATGATGATAAGCATCCACGGCATAGGGTGTGGTTCCGGCGCTTTGCTGGAACTGCCCCTCCCCGGAGGGTGTGAAACGGGAGGGCCGCCCCTGTTCTCGCAGGTGGGGGCGGCGCTATTCCTTCCAGGAGCTATGGCCCCGGCTGACTGGACAGGCGGATACAGCGAATACAGCCTTGGCAATGCCGGGAGATACCTGCCTGTTAAGGGCGCACTACCACGGGGCGAGCCTATCCGCGGGACGGTTGGGCGGGCAACGAACGGCAGCCTGATAATCACGGTGCGGAAGTATACCGTTTCCCTGGAATACGCCGAAGGGTGCAACGAAGGCCTGGAGTTCCTGCGTGGCCTGCAGGGCAATTGGCGGGGATTCCGGTTCTGGATGGTAACGGACGGCGGCCGGCTGATAGGCGGGCCGCTTGGCATTAAGCCTGCCTATGTGGATGCCGGTATTGCGTACCCATCCGGGCGGGGCAGTTTCGAGGCCGGATACCTGGAAATAGAATGGTACGCGCCCAACGACGGAGCAACGGCCTATGTCCCGGAAATGATAGGCGGAGGCGAGGGCGGAGAGCCTCCTGCGCCGCCTGAAATACAATGCGAGATGTACAGCCAATACTTTACAGGCGCCATGAGCGCCGTCCTTACCTATACCGCTAATGGCGGCTCTATCCCCTCAGGCCCCAATACCAGGGTGTGGGTGTTCCAGAATGGGCAACGGCTTAACCCCGTTATCGGCCAATACTCCGTTACCCCCAATACGGCTCCGGGCGAAAGCACGATAAGTATAAGTGCCCTAACGCACTTCGACGGCTCCGATTATGCCGTTTTCGTTTTCTCTTAACCGCGCATCCATGAGAAATATATTATATATATTTTTGTTTCTGTTTCCGGCTGTTACCTTCGCCCAATTTCCGGCCAACCCTGGAAAGATCAGGCTTGGGAACCAGACAACCGTACAGGGCATTGTTCCGCTGGTTTCCGCAGAGCCGGGATGGACGCCTGTAGATATCAATAACGCTTGGATGGCGCTGGACACTGCGAACAATGTATTGTACTATTGGGATGAGGCCGCCGGTGCATGGGGGAACCTGATTGACGACTTTGTCCGGGATACGGTGTACCAGGTTGCCGCTGTGGCGGATACATCAACACTAACGCCCATCCAGGGCGATGCCTTCATCAACGCCAGCGCCGATACCCTGGGCCTATACAACGGCGATTATTGGGTATTATTTTTTGGGGGTAGCGGCGGCGGCGATGGGGCGGTGAGCGATACGGCCCGGTTTTTCGTTTATGCTCCGGCTCATGGCCTTGAGGATAGTATTTCCGCCTATGGTTATGTGCCTGTGAAAGCCGACTTCACGAAAGCTAATTCTTCAACGCTGGATT